AGATGAGCCAAGACAAATTGAAAGCGATCATCTCGGCAGAGATTGAAAATTCTTTGGGGTATCTCGAAACAGAGACAACCCAACAACGTACAGAGGCAATCAACGCATATCTGCGCCGCCCATACAATAACGAGGTCGAAGGCAAGTCTTCTATTGTTACAGGCGAAGTTGCCGAGGCGGTAGACGGTGCATTGCCTGCACTCGTTCGCATCTTCTCTGCCTCTGATGAAGTCGTGCGATTTGATCCGCGAGGCCCACAAGACGAAGCTGGCGCAAAGCAGGCTACTGAATATGTCAATTGGGTATTCATGCGCGACAACGATGGCGTGATCGTTCTGCATGATTGGTTCAAAGATGCTTTGCTTCAAAAGGTTGGCGTAGTTAAAGCCTATTGGGAAGACAAAGAAGACGTAACCAAAGAGAAATACCGCGATCTTTCTGATGACGAGCTGGCAATGCTTCTTTCTGATGAGACTATGGAAGTTGTCGAGAAAGAGGTAGTCGAGAACGAAATGGTCGATCCTGCTGGCAATCCTGTGCTAGACCCAATGGGTCAGCCTGTGATGTACTCGTCTAACAGCGTCACAGTTCAAAAGAAAAAGAAGTCTGGCAGTGTGGTTGTGGAAAACATCCCGCCAGAGGAATTCTTGATCTCTAAGAAAGCCAAGCGCAGCCCTTCAGATTCTCCATTTGTGGCTCATCGCCGCCTTATCACCCGTAGCGACTTGATTGCAATGGGCTTTGATAAAGACATTGTGGATGGCTTACAAACTTCTGACGCACTGACTTTCTCGCCTGAATACTTGGCCCGTGTGTCTAACGGTGAAAACCCTGATGACAGCCAAAGCCTCGATGACTCAATGCAAACCATTGAGGTGTTTGAGTGCTACGTTCGCGCCGATATTGACGGTGACGGTATCGCTGAACTGCGCCAAGTGTTCTACGCCTCAAACGAGATTCTGAGCGATGTGGAGACTGATTACGTTCCATTCCATTCAATCTGCCCCATTCCTACTCCTCACAAGTTTTTTGGCGAGTCAATGGCAGATCGCACGATGGACATTCAGCTTATCAAGACCACGATCACTCGTCAGATTCTCGATAACCTGTATTTGACAAACAACGCCCGTGTGACTGCCGTAGATGGTCAGGTCAACATGGATGACTTGCTCACATCTACCGCTGGCGGTGTGATTCGCGTTAAGTCTGCTGGCGCTGTCAACCAATTGGCTGTGCAGTCAATGGCTGGTCAGGCTTTCCCGATGCTGTCTTATTTAGACTCAATCCAGCAAAAGCGCACAGGCGTGACAGAGGCAAGCCAAGGCTTAGACCCTTCCATCCTGCAAAACGTAACCGCCGCTGCGGTTGCTTCTATGCAACAAAGTGCCGCTGGCAAGATCGAGATGATTGCTCGAATCTTTGCTGAGACAGGCGTTAAGTCTCTGTTCAAAGGAATCTTGCATCTTCTGTGCAAGTACCAAGACAAAGCCCGTATCGTTCGGATGCGTGGGCAGTATGTTCAATTCGATCCTCGCGAATGGTCAAATCAGTACGATGTTGACATTAACGTAGGTTTGGGCGCTGGAAACCGTCAAGAACAAATGGCTATGCTCAACATGGTATTGGCTAAACAAGAGCAAATCCTAAGTCAGATGGGGCCAGCCAATCCAATGGTGTCGATGGGTCAATATCGCAACACCTTGGGCCGTATGGTTGAAGCTGCTGGATTCAAGGATTCGGCTGAGTTCTACAAGAACATCACACCTGAACAAGATCAGATGATGAGCCAGCCACAACCGCAACAACAGCAAATGCCACCTGAAGTGCAAGCGTACATGGCTAAAACACAGGCAGACATTCAAGCCCAACAGATGAAGGCTCAAGCTGACATTGAATTGGCACAGCAAAAGGCTCTTGCTGATCTGCAACTGATGCGTGAAAAGAACGCTGCTCAGATTCAATTGGAGCGTGAAAAGGCTGCTGCTCAACTTCAACTCAAAGAAGAAGAATTTATGGCAGAGGCTCGACTCAAAGCAATGAAAGTCGGAGCTGGCATTACTTCTAACGTTGAAATCCCAGGTTAAGGTGCAAAATGGCTACATACATTGACAGATTAAAAGCCGCAAGTCCTGAAGGGTATAACAAACTCTCTGGACTAATGTCATATACAGCCAATGAGCAATATGGTGGTGTTCCACAAGATTGGCAAGCTCAAATATTCACCAACATTGATACTTCTGGTGTTCCAAAAAAAATGGAATATGCAGAAAAGCCAGAAACTAGAACTGCCCAAACATGGGATGGTGAGTCTTATAGTTATGAATTTAAAGGTATACCAGCAAAAGGGTATCAACAAGAAGGTTATGACACAGAAGAAGGAACTGTTGTAACTGGATATTTAAAAGACGTAAAAAATGTAAATGGTTTAAACATTAAAGCAAGATATTCGCCATCTGGCGATCTTGTTGGTTTTGTTGCGCCGCCTGAAATGAGAAACTGGTTATCTGGCAACCAAAGTGTTTCTGGCGCTTGGGATGCTGAAGGAAACCCAAAGCCTGTGCAATATACGTCTGGTGGTGGTGGTTTTTTTGGCGGTATGTTGTCTGATTTAGGCCCAGTTGCAAATATTGCAGCAGCTTATTTTGGTGGGCCTCTTGGTGTTGCTGCTTTAAATCTTGCACAAGGAAAAAATCTAGAAGATTCTGCAAAAGCTGCTGCTATTACTTACGCTGCACAACAAGCATTGGGCGGAGCTGATGCAGGATCGGATCCTAATGCTGTTGGTGGTGTATATGGCCCTGACAATATTGACGTTGGTGGTGGCTGGTCGCCTGCTGCTGGCGCAACTGCTGCTGAGTTAGAGGCTGCACGATTGGCACTTGAGCCAACTTCGCAGGTAACAGCAAATCAAATAACAACAGATATTGCTGGCGACAATATTGATGCTGGTGGTGGTTGGAGTCCTGCAACTGGTGCAACCGAAGCTGAATTGGCTCAAGCTAGAGCTGCAATGGCTGCGAATGGCTGGACATTTAGCGAGGCTTTAAATGCTGTCCGTGGTGGATTATTGGTCAACGCCTTAATCGGTGATCCATTAGGTCTTGGTGGTGGACAGCCAGAACAAGCATCTGCTGGATCAACTGGGTTTCAGATCGTTCCAGTTCCAACAGAATGGAAGTCACCAACTTACGCCACTTCTGCTGCTCCGATTGACCTAGAATCAATCTTCAGCAACCAGAATATGCTTGGCGGTACGCAATGGCAAGACTTGCCAAGTCAGCGCAATATGTCATTCAATGACATTTTTGCTGCTGGTCAACAACAAACGCCAATGGGTACGCCCGTTGACATTAACCAAATCGTAGGGTCAATCCTTGGACAAACCACAACTGGCTAAGAACTTACTGCGTGACGACTTTTTCATGGGCGAGATCGAAGCCTTGAAAAATTCTGAACTGCAAACAATTGTTCATTCATCACCAGATCAGGTTGATGTAAGAGAAGTTGCGTATTCAAGGATTAACGCATTACAATTGGTTATCGCGCATTTTGAGTCAATTGCCGCTACAAGCGAGATTGCCAAAAAGCGGTGGAAAATTCTGTAACGTAAGTTACCCGTGGCACTCGGTTAGTGCTGACAATTTGGGAATCAAATGAGCGAAAACACGACACCGCAAGGTAGTGGGCCGCTGACGGTGGACACAGCCGCAGCAGCATTTCTAGGCATGATGGATGCAGCAGAGGGCGCTGAGAACAGCCAACCTGAAACTGAAGAAGCAGCCGAGGAATATGTTGAGGAATCTGAGTCCGAGTTGGTAGATTCTGAAGAAGCTGAAGAACAGCCTAAACGAACTTTCCGCATTAAAGCTGCTGGTGAAGATCGTGAAGTAACTGAGACTGAGCTTATTGAGGGCTACCAATTAGGCGCGGATTACACCAAGAAAACCCAGAAACTTGCTGAAGAACGCAAAGCGGTGGAAGCCGAACGAGCGAAGATTCAGGAAGCAAACAAATTACGAGATCAGTACGCCCAACGTCTGCAAATGATGGAGCAATTTCTCCAACAACAGAACAAAGGTGAAAATCTTGAGGCTTTAAAGGAAACCGACCCGATTGGCTATGCCGTGAAGGTCGCTGAACAGGCACAACGAGAGAAACAATTAGCAGTCCTGCAACAAGAACAGCAACGCATTGCACAACAGCAACAAGCCGAGCAATCTGAGCGCCTGCAAAGTCATCTCGCTGAAGAAAGTCAGAAATTGACTTCAGCCATCCCTGGTTACGGAGACCCAAAGACAGGCGACCAAATCCGCAAGGATATTCGGGATTACGCCAAGTCTATCGGTTGGAGTGACCAAGAGCTTGCAGGACTGTACGACTCACGCGCTGTTCTGAGTCTGTATCATGGCATGAAGTACGCGAAACTTCAGAGCAATAAGCCTTCAATCACTAAGAAAGTGGAAGCAGCTCCGAAGATGATGAAAGCGGGTACATCTACGCCACGAAACGCAGAAACAGAGCAGAACAAAAAACTGCACTCGCAGCTGAAGAAAACGGGCAATGTTCGTGACGCAGCGCGAGTATTTGAAAAATTCTTGTAAATAGGAGCTAAAAATGGCTACATATCAAACCTACCAATCTATCGGCAACCGCGAAGACCTGTCAGACGTTATCTATGACATTTCTCCAACCGACACCCCATTGTTGAACACTTTGGCTCGTGCTAAAGCTACTGCTGTTTACCACGAGTGGCAAACTGACAGCTTGGCTGCTGCTACAACTGCCAACGCTGCTGTTGAAGGTGCTGACGCTTCTGACGCTACCATGTCGCCCACAACTCGTTTGGGCAACTACACTCAGATCGTTCAAAAGACCATCAAGATCTCTGGCACTTTGGAGTCTGTGGACAAAGCTGGTCGTAAGAGCGAAAAGGCTTACCAATTGAGCAAGGCATCTGCCGAACTCAAGCGCGACATCGAAACCATCTTGACTGCTAACCAAGGCAAGTCGGCTGGTGATTCGTCTACTGCTCGCACTTTGGGCGCAATGTTGTCTTGGATCAAGACCAACACAAACAAGTCTTCTGGCACTACTGCTGGTGTTGACCCAACAACTGCTGGTACTTCTACCCGTACTGATGGCACTCAACGCGCTTTCACTGAAACCATCTTGAAGGATGTGATTCAGAAGGTTTACAGCTCTGGTGGCAACCCCAAGATCTTGATGGTTGGCCCATTCCAGAAGCAAGCTGTGTCGGCTTTCGCTGGTATCGCTGCACAACGTTTCATGGCTCCTTCTGATGGCCCCACAACCATCATCGGCGCTGCTGACGTTTACATGAGCGACTTCGGTACTGTGAGCGTTGTTCCTTCACGCTTCATGCGTACCCGTGACGCTCTGGTTCTCGATCCAGAATACGCAGCAGTGGCTTACCTGCGCCCATTCCAAACCAACGAATTGGCTAAGGCTGGCGACAGCGAGAAGACTCAGATCTTGGCTGAGTTGACACTCGAAATGCGTAACGAAGCAGCTCACGGCATCGCCGCTGACTTGGCAACTTCTTGATAACATTGGGGGGCTAATCACCCCCCTTTTCTTATGCGCCACATATTCTCACAAGACGGTAAAACATCCAATTTCCATGATCTCGATGGAAAGTATTTCATCGAAACTAAGCAGGACATTTCTGGGATTATTGAGAGCAACAAGGCTCAATTTAATGCCATTGATGAGAAAGCGAAGTGGGGTGAATGGACAAAAGTCGCAAGTATTCCTAATGCGGTCATTGATGACCTAAACAAAAAGGGAATCATGCGAGGTTTTGCTGTGATTGATGAAAAAAGGTTTCGCGCCTTCTTAAATGACCCTGATAATCGGTTCTTTAGAACAAGACCAGGACAACTATGAAGGTAGCTATCTGCGTTCCCTGCCGTGACACAGTTATGACAGGGTTTGCTTTTGACTTAGCGAAACTGTGCGCGTATGAGGGTGTTACTCGATGCGCTAAAGGCGGTTCGTTGATGATCTATCAAGTGCCTGGCACTTTGATCTTCAATCAGCGTGAACGACTTGCCGAACAAGCCCTAAAGGATGGTGCTGACGCTATCCTTTGGATTGACTCTGATATGCGTTTCCCTAAAGATGCGCTTCAGATTCTTTTGTCTCGTAAGTTGCCGATTGTTGGCGTTAATGCGACCACTCGCCGTTTTCCTTGTTTGCCTACTGCTTTGGACATTGACCACGAAAACAATGATTTGGTCAAGGTTACGAGCAAAGACAAAACAGGTCTTGAGCAAGTTATGGGTGTTGGTTTTGGGATGGTTCTTATCAGAAAAGAAGTTTTCCAAAAGACACAAAAACCTTGGTTTTGGTTTGAACAGACCGACAAAGGTGGGACAATAGGCGAAGACATTTATTTCTGTGCAAAAGCGTTTGATTCTGGTTTCAAGACTGTTGTAGACCATGATCTATCGAAGCACATTCGCCACATTGGAACGTACGAATACGGTTGGGATGATGTATGACCATTGCCACTTACTCTAATTTAAAGACTACGGTAGCCAATTACTTGGCTCGTACAGACCTGACAGATCAAATCTCTGATTTCATCCGTT